GGTTTAATCTCTCTGTATTCCTCCTGTTTGTCCCCGGAAAGAATCATGTTGAACCATTTACCCTTAATTGGTAATATCATTATTTCAACCGCTTCTATTTCATCATCACAAAACAACCTTGTCATTCCGTTATGATAATGTTCTGCATACTGCTTATCGACTTTTAAATTTGCCCTTGCGTATCTGTCGTAGGTTGATTCTGCCGTAATCGTTCCTGTTATTCCTGTCATATCTTCGTTACAATCCCCTGCCATTCCATACCTGTAATGCAGTACCGACTTGGCATTTATAATTCTTATTCGTTGCCCCACTTTGTACTCTTTACCGCCTATCTGCATTGCCTACCTCCATTTTCCTAACTTTATTTTTTAAAAGTTCCTGTAATTTCTTTTTCTTCACATTCTCCGGCTTTCTGTCCTCATACTCCTGTTTGCTCTTCTCCCACGCTTCTACAGGTACGCCCTCCATGTACTCCAATGGTTCAAATGTATCGGGGTCAAAGTTTTTCGGTATCTTTCCCTCTAACGCTTCTCTCTTTAAAGTTTCTTTCCACGAATGGTCTACTTTGTATCTGTCGCAAGTAAAATATGTGTAGTTGAAACTCGTTACTTCTCTT